AGACTGGCCGACGGATCACGAATCATGGGAGCCATAAGAGGTAAAGATGCAATTTATCTTTGGACAGACAATGCTTTATTTACACAACGTTTTGTTGGTCAACCATTTACTTTTGCTTTTTCACAAGTTGGAACTAACTGTGGATTAGTAGGACAGAACGCATGTGTTGAAGTTGATGGCACCGCATACTGGATGTCAAAAAATGGATTTTTTAGATATGGTGGTAGATTAGAATCATTGCCTTGTTTAGTTGAAGACTTTGTATATGACGATATAAATTTAACATCAGGTAATCAAATAGTCTCTGCAGGATTAAATAATTTATTTGGTGAAGTAATGTGGTTTTATCCTTCTGGAACATCAGATGTTGTTGACAAAATGGTTTCATATAATTATTTTGATTCATCACCGCAAAGACCTGTGTGGACAGTAGGTACATTAGCAAGAACTATGTGGAGAGATTCCGCTGTATTTGGTTTACCTCATGCTTTAGAATATGATGCATCAACTGATACTTCTTTTGATGTGGTTGGAAATACAGAGGGCAGAACAGCATACTATGAACATGAAACAGGCACAGATCAAAATAGAAATGGAACTATAACTGCAATTGCTGCAAACATAGCATCTGGAGATTTTGATATTACACAACAAAGAGCAGCATCAGGTCAACAAACAGGTGTTGCAACATTTAGAGGTGATGGTGAATTTTTAATGAAGATTAGAAGATTCATACCTGACTTTATATCTCAAACTGGAACGACAAGAATAACATTACAATTAAGAAATTTTCCTAATGAAACAGCTTCAAGTTCAGCATTAGGTCCTTTTGACATAACTTCATCTACATTAAAAATAGACACACGTGCAAGAGCAAGATCTATAGCATTAAAAGTAGAAAACACAGCAGCTAGTCAAAGTTGGAAGTTAGGGACTTTTAGATTAGATATACAACCAGACGGTAGAAGATAATGGCAAAAATAGTGCAAGTAATAACTAGACCATCAGAAGAATATGATGTTAATACTGCTGAATCATTAGTAAGAGATATTGACGGTGTAATAGTAAAATTAAATACTACATATCAACAAGAATTAAAAGACGAGGTAGAAGCTCAAAACTTCTTTTTAAATTAATGG